GGAAATGGTCGATAATGGAAGAGCACTCAGATTTTATCAGATTTATTAAATCCGATCCTCTGACGCTTAATCTTCAAATTGAAGACAATGGCGACGTGCTCGACAGTTTTGGGAACGTAATGTGCAGCTTTGACAATGTCAATGTTCCTATTTGGAGAACTGCATATCTAAACGAACCCATAATGACTGGTGAGTTAGGAGACTATGTCGACACACTTAATCTATTAGATTCTAGCATTGCTAGTGGGTTTGACGCAAGGCTGGGCCTTCTCCTGTTCCTCTGGGCGGACAGCGTCCACACCAGATGGCTGGAAGAAGGAGCACAGCCTCCAAACTCAAAGGTGAGCGTAGTTAGTGAACCGGGAGCGAAAATACGCCCCGTTACCAGCGGAGAGACATGGGTATACTTGTACCTAGTCCCTGCTGCTCACTTCCTAACTGATTCATTGATAAATCTGCCAGGTGCGAACGTTGGCCTTGCCGACACACACCATTTGTACAGATATGGAGAATCCTTCGAGAGACACTTTGGTTCAAGGAACAAAGCATCGCTTCCGAAGTACATCTCATCATCGGACCTTACGTCGGCGACTGACAGGGCTGACCACAATGTGGCGAGAGCCCTCAGTTCTGGCTTCATAAGCCAGCTGGACGTAAAGCCGAATTTCCGGAGTTACTTGGAATCCGCGGTATGGCTGCACTGCAGTCCGCGGAAAATCCACTACAAAGCTAAGAGCAATGCAGAGGCTAGGAAATTCCTAGAAACGATTCCAGAACTCAAAAGAGAAAAAGGCCGGAGAGACCTCTCGTTTATTAACAAGAGGGGCTGCCTAATGGGCGAGCCAATAGCGAAAGTAATACTTACGCTATCCTCAATGTCCATGTATTACATGGCATTGCAAGGCTACCGGTCTATGAAATCCGAAACTCTAACAGACCCCAGGCGACCGCTTGCTAAAGCGGGAACACGTACGTTCGTGTGCGCCGGGGACGACCATGTCGGAATCGGGGATCGAGAATTTCTCGAGAGTATACCCCGTATGCTGGAAGAGATAGGATACGAAATAAGCTGGCCAAAATACAGAATATCTAATAGATATGTGCATTATTGCCAAGATTTTGGAATACACCCAAGGTACAGTAATACTGGACCTATGCCTGACAAACCGTCAGGGAAGCATAGTATCAAAATAGATACTATAAAGCTTCGGTTGCTAAACCAGTTTAGAAAGCAAGGTCAAGCTGAGTACGAAAGTTGCGACCCACTCCCTGGCAAGGCCAAGGAGTTGGAGAAGTCAATTAAGTACTTCAGTGACGAAAAGCAGTGCCTATTAAAACGAATGATACCGCTCTTAATAAGAGCAGGTATGCCGTCGTATTTCGACAAATCCGTTTATAAGCACGGAATGTGTTACGTTCACACAAGCCTAGGAGGGCTAGGAATACCTAGCCAGTTCGACAATGTCGACTCTTGGACACCATCAATGATGGTCTTGGCAAGTGGGGTAACAAAAATGAAGATAGAACCTTGGGCAATGCCCAGTGACCGGAAATACCGGAGAACTTGGGAACGTAGTATTACTACGTACAACAAGC